AATCCAAGACCTACAACCAGTTGGCCGTGGAGTACCTGACCGCTGCCGGCTGGACGGTGATCGAGCACGAGCATCCTGGTATGGAGCCGCCGCAATCAGACAAGTACGTGCTCATCAACAGCATCCTAAAGGAGGACAATCCGGAGCTGCCGCTCTTCCGCATCAACGGTACCCGCTGCCGCTACACGCTCATCAGTATGAACAACGCGATGGTGAAGGAGTACGACGGCCAGTTGAAGAAGGACAAGAGCAGCGAGCGGCGCGGCAGCGGTGTGCTCCCGGAGGAGGCCACACACTTCAGCGATGCAGTCGATAAGATCCTGTGGACCAAGTACGGCACCATCGTCAAGCGCGATGGCGGAGACTTCGTTCCGGTGCGAATGGGTGGAAAGACGTTGTGATCACCCCTACGTCATAGGGCCACCCCTTGTCATATTTCCTTGCCAATCCGGAGTGGAAATTTCCGTGCCGAGTAGGGCGAGCGGGTGCTCGATTGTCTCTCTGATATTGTGAAAATAATTTTGAAGAAGGATAAGACACTGATTCAGCGGTTTTTCTCATTTTATTCGTTTCGTAATTTCTTGAAGGTGGTGAACTCCCTTTCTTGTCCCAACGCATAACATCTCCCCTTTCTATTTTTGCCAAAAAATCAAGGATATGGAGCAGACAATCACACGCGCCGACGTTCTGGCCGAGATGGAACTCCGGGAAACCGCCGACAAACGCCACCGCTACTTCGCCATCCAGTTCTACAAGAAGAACGGTGAGTTGGTGACGCTTCCACGCGCCCGTAGCTGCGGCCTCAGGATGAATATGACCGACAACCGCACTCGCGGCGTGCAGCAGGTGGATGAGTTTGGCAATTCCGTCGGCCACATTTACCCTGTCTGTATCGACAATATCCGCACGTTCAACAATGTACGAGTAAAGATATAATTATGGAAATCCTCTTCGACAAAAAAGGCGAACCGAAAATGTTTCAGGGAAGCGGCATCTTTGGAAGTACCAATACGGTGAAAACCGTTCAGGAACGCCTTGACGACCGTTTCCCGTTCCGCAAGCGCGAATATGCCACCTGGGGTGATACCAACTGTTTCCCGGACGATGCCGAAAAGACAATCCGCAGTACCAGTGTGCTGCAGACGGGACTGAACTACAAGGCCCGCTGCTGCTACGGCCAAGGCGTGGTCCCGGTGAAGGTGGCCGGCTTCGACGAGAGCAACAACGAGATTTTTGAACCGGTGGGTGACAAGGAAGTGCTCAACTACCTGCGAGGCTTATCCTTCCGCAATTTCCACACTGCCGCCTTCCGCGACCTGATAAAGTTCGGCAACGCCTTCCCGCTGTTGGTCTTCAACAATGCCGGCGACAAAATTGTGCGCGTGCAGATCCTCAACGCCCGCCACTGCCGCATCAGCGTCGATAAGACGAAGCTGCTGGTCTTCGGCGACTTCAAGAACTCCGAACCGACGGAGAAAGAGACGCAAGTGTACGAGATGCTTGACGAGGCCGACCCGTTCTATGACCTCCAATGGCGGCGCGACACCGGCAAACTCGAAGGGTTGAAGGCCATAGCTTTCCCGCGCATCAAGAATTACTTCAGCAACAATGACTACTACGCTGCCCCAGACTGGCTATCCGCCCAGGAGAGCGGCTGGATTGACATCGCCCACAAGATCCCGGAGTTCCTGAACCGCGCCTACCAGAATGCCATGCACCTGATGTGGCATGTGCAGATTCCACACACCTACTGGGAGAAACAGTTCCCGAAATCCGAATACAAGAATGTGGAGCAGCGTAAACAGTTGATCCAGGATTTTATGGACAAGTTCGAGAAAGAGCTGACTGACACCAAGAACGCCAACAAGTCGCTCTGGACGCAGTACTACATCGACGAGAGCGGGCGGGTCAACGGTGACTGGAAAATTACCCGCCTCGACAGCGAGATCAAAGCCGACGATCGGTTGAGTATGTCGGCAGCGGCCAACAGCGAGATTCTCTTCTCTCTGATGGTGAATCCCAGCGTGTTGGGTGCCGGAATGCCTGGCGGCCCATACAGCGGCAACGCCGGCAGCGGTTCCGATATCCGCGAGGGGCTCCTGGTGTCGATGATCCTGAGCCACATCGAGAAACAGGCTGTTCTGGATCCGGTGGAACTGATGTTCGAGTTCAACGGCATCCACGACATCGACCTCAAATACCGCAATATCACCCTGACCACGCTCGACAGCGGCAGGAACACACAGGAATCATTAACCTAACGACAATGGAACCGAAACTGTTTTCACCTCAATTCAACGAGCACTCGGAAGAATTCAAGAAATATCTTCCCGTAAATATCAACCTGCGGTTTGAGACCGTGTCATCTCACCTGGCCCTGTGCGAAGAGACCTACATCCGCCCGCTGCTGGGTGTGGAATTGTTTGACCGTTTGGCTGATCATGTGGCTGACAATTCTGAAGAAGACGAAGAATCTCTTGTGCCAGAGCCGGCTGTTCCCGAGAACGGAAATGATAATTCTGAAGAATCTCCCGTTGCGGTTCTTGTTGACAAAGTTCGGTTTGCGCTTATCCGGCTTGCCATCTGGAAAGGATACGACATCATCGCGTCCAACATCAGCGACACGGGCGTTTCGGCGGAAGTGGATAAGGAAAACCGTCTCTTCCGCTACCAGGAGGAGAACCTCAAGCGTACGCTCAAGGAGGAAGGATTCAACTATTTGGACAACATCCTGGAATTCCTTGAAGAAAACGACCAGGATTTTCAGGAGTTCGCACATTCCGACTACGCGTTGGAAAGCTCGCAATCTCTGATCCGCGACACCCGGATGTTCAACACATATTATAATATAGACAACAGTCGCCTGGTGTTCCTGAAGATGCGGCACTACATCCGCGATGTTGAACACATCGAACTGCAGCACCGCATCGGCAGGGAGTTCTATCAGGAGTTACTGACCGCCGATGAAAGGCTGCCGAAGTATGAAGCTATCCTTTCGTACATCCGCAACTACATTGTGTATGCTGCTGTGGCCGAAGGCATCGGAGAACTGCACAAGTTGCCAACGGAGAAGGGGCTGTTGTTCGAGACCACCACTATGGACGGCGTGCAGGAAACACCGGTCTATCGTGCGCAGATTATGGAGACCAGAGCCCGCTTTGCCCAGCGTGCTGAACAGTATTTGGCCGCCGCCATCAACCACATCAAGGCAAACATTGCCGAATATTCCGCATACGCCGCATTCGCCGGTGACAGCCCCGAAGACGGCATCATCCACCGCGACAACACCAACCGCAAAATATTCTTAGCATAACCCAACAAAAAAAATGGACATCGTAACTTTGATCGGCTACCTTATCACCCCCATATCGGGAGCGATCGGCTGGATTGCCGGAAGCCGCCGGCGAAAGAACACCGCCATCCAATCCCTGCAGGAAACCATTCAACTGCTCTCTAACACCATTCAGGAAGACAACACCAAGATTGTCAGTCTGATGAACGAAGTACAAGAGGTGCGGAGAGAAAACGCAGAACTTAAGGCTGGACAACAGGAACTGTTGGCCCAAATTGAAGCGTTGAAGACTGAAAACCGTGAACTCAACGAGTTAGTGAAGGCTGCCGGTCTTGCCCGTCAGAAGAAAGCGTCCGCACAAAAGAAACCCCAAACACCTGCAAACTGATCGAGCATTATGAATCTGATTCGTCACAATTTCCCGACCACCCAGTATGTCCGTGAGCGGACCGAGAAACGGCAGGTCGTACTCCATCACACCGCATCTGGTCCCGGCGTGGACGGCGATATCAACTGGTGGATGAAGACCCCGGAACGGGTTGCCACACACTTCATCGTGGACAGAGAAGGCCAGGTGCACCAGCTCTTCGATGAAGAATTCTGGGCTTGGCACCTCGGACTTCAACAGAAAGTCTTCACGCAGATGGGCGTACCATACAAGCAACTCGACCGTCAGAGTATCGGCATCGAGATCGACAGCTGGGGGTTCCTGGAACCGCACACCGACGGACAGTTCTATCCTGCCAAGTGGAACGGCACCCGCAATGTGCCCAACACCGCCGCCAAGCCGGTGAAGTACTTCTATGAGTACTGCACCAACCAGAAGTGGAAAGGCCACCGCTACTACGAGAGGTACACCACCGCCCAGATCAATGCCGTGCGCGACCTGGTGCGAGAACTGTGCCGCCGTCACAACATCCCCAAGACTTACAATCCGGATATGTGGGAAGTATCAAGACATGCCCTCTCTGGCACACCAGGCATCTTTGCCCACTGTTCCTACCGCACCGACAAAAGCGATATCCATCCGCAACCCGAAATGCTCACCATGTTAAAAAATCTGTGATAAATTAACATGATAAATGTTTCATGTTAAATAAAACGAGAATTATATGACATCAGCACAATATTACCAGTACATTGAAGACCTGGCCCGTCTGCATAAGATGGTGAGGCATTCCGACACCGAAAAACATTTCTTCCGGGGTGAGTTGGAAGAGTTCTATATGGATCTGCGCAACCGTGTGAAGTTCCCGGCGGTGATTGCCGAGAGCTGGGAGATTACCTTCCAGCAGAGCACCAAAGAGCGCGAGACCTCCTTCATTATCGCCGCCGCTTACACGGAGAGCAAGAACTGGGGCAACATCTACGCCGCCCTCGACCTCTGCGAGCGTATTGGCGACGAGTTTCTGCGCCGCATCCTCGCCGACACGGACGATGGCGGTATCTGCGCGGATGTGGAGTTGTTGTCGGCTGTGCCAATGCTGGATGAGCAGCACCTGTATGTCGGCGTGCGCTACACCATCAGACTCTCCTGCCCGTTCAATCCTGATCCTGATAAGGAGGCGTGGGTATGAACACCTTGTCCTACGAAATTGACGGCAACAAGGCCGAACTGGAGTTCCCGTCATCCATAGCCGAGTGTGATGGCGAGCAACTCATTGCTGTGGCCGCTGCCAAAATGGGTCTGCTCACCACCGATGAAGTGTTGCGCCGACTGTGCTGCATCCCCGTCGATGTGGTGGAAAGAATGTCTCCGTTTCAGCGTTTCAGTATTGCGGAAGCCACGGATCCGGTTGTCAATTTTGAAAAAAACGACATGATGTGGAAGGCGTGGAAAATCCCAACCATTACATTGGACGGGGTAATCTTCTATGGTCCGGAGAAAAGTTTCGGGAATGTCACCTGGGGAGAGTTTATCTACGCAGACCAGTGTATGATCAAGGGACTGCACCAGGCCGCCATCGCAGCACTGTTTCGCCCGGAACGACCCGGTTGGGACGGGGAAACAGACCGCCGTCTGCCCTTCACCGTGCACGGCACAAAGTACCGTTTCCCGAAGTTCGGTGATATGGACGGGGCTTTGGTTGCTGCCATCATCTGGAACTACCGCGCCGTCAGATCTGCCGCCGTCGAGGCTGTCTATCCTACCATCTTCCCCTATTTCGATCCAAACGCCAAACACGAAAAAGATGATGAGGAAGATGAAACGGAGAAAACGGATGAGCCCGACACCTTCTCCTGGATCAATGTCCATCGGAACATACTTGGAGAGCATATCCAGGATGAGGACAAACTGCTGAACCTGCCTATGCACACGGTACTCTACCGGCTGAACGCAATGATCATCGAAAGCAAAAAACGAAAACCCGCGATATGACCGAACATCTGATGACCGACGACGAATTCCTGCGCCAGGCGAAAGCCTGGGCGGACAAGGTGCGCGCCCAGAGCAAGGCCGCCGCATCCGCCTTTACCAAGGGCAAGAAGGGTGCCACCCGCACCTACAAGACTGGCATTTATGCCGGCAAGACTGAAGGCCGGCTTCGCACCAAGGTGCGCCCAGTATTGCGTAAGCGTGACGGAGATCTGGAAGCCATTACCTTCTGGATGCCCGTCCACGGCATCTTCCGCGAGTACGGCGTGGGTAACGGCCAGCCCCGTCACGGCGTGGCCACCAAGAGTGGACGGGCGGCCAGCACCAAGATCTACATCAAGCGCACCCCCTCCGACTGGTTCCACAACCCGTTGGAGCGCAACATCGACGCCCTCGGTGACCTCGTGGCCGACTACTACGGCGACAAAGTGCTGGTGGAGTTCAAGCGGTTGGATGCGCAGACGGCGGCGCACAAAGGGGTATTATAATTTTTTTTGTGCGTTTTTGAAAATCAAAAATGATAATTTGTATTATCATTTTTTATATTTTTGCGGACGAAAAAAAACGATGGAATGAAAGAATATTATTATCAGAAGCTTATCGAAACTGTTCTGTATGTCTTGTACAAGACAGGCGGTTTGGACATGTATCACCTGTTTAAGATATTATATTTCGCCGATCGGGATTTTATTTCAGAAACAGGTCTGCGTATTGTGGATGACCGATTTGCGGCTCTTCCATACGGTCCCGTTCCGGCAAATCTATACGATGCAATAAAAGGGTCCACTTATGCTGACCCAGAATTGACGGCTCTGTTCAACGAAGCCGTGGAAAACGCAGGAAACGAGGCTCCCGGCATTCTGATGGCGCGCCGCAAACCTGATATGGATTTTCTTGCTCCAGCCGCCATTTCATACCTTGACAAATCCATTGAAGAGAACAAGAATTTGACATTCCAAGAACTTCTCGCCAAATCACACGATAGTGCGTGGAAAAAGGCTTCCGAACGTCCGGAAAAGACAATCGTCCCAATGGAGATGGCAGAAGCTGCAGGATGTGATCCTGATTTTTTGGATTACATCAACGAAATGCAGGAACTGGAAAACATATTGCAGAGATGAATATTGGTGACAGCATTCCGAAGGATGTCTTAAAAAAGATAGCCGATATAGTAGTGAGACCCGGGGATACTTTCCGAATCAAAATGGACCAGTCCAACGGAATCGTCCCGAAAAAAGGTGACACCAGCAGAAACAAGTTTTTTGTTGTATTAGGTCAGGATGGACAGGGTAACATCTATGGAGGTGTGATTATCAATTCTAATATCAACAAAAACCTTTCATACGAGCAAACATTGCTATTGATGCCTTTGAAATCTTCAGAATATTCATTTCTCGAACATGATTCGTTTGTGGATTGTGCGAGTTTGAAGACCGTGAAAAAAGAGGAATTTGCATCATGGCAATATAAAGGGAGAATCAAAGACGACGATGTCGAACTTATTGTTGGCACGATTTCAGAAAGCCAATATGAGACAAAAGCGAAACTGAAAATGTTTGGAATTATTTAGAAAAAAACGGCCTTCCCTCCCGGAGGCCGTTTTTTTGTCCCATACCGTCATAATTTGTGACCATATATTTGCCGAAAATTAAAACAAAACGATTATGGGAGCATCACCACCGCCGAAGCCTTTCATTCAAACAGTCAACTTCTGCAAAGACTGCGAATATTTCCAACAGAAATGGAAAAACGAATTCAGCGACTGGAGCTATTGTGATTATTGGCATAAGGATGTACGCTCTGCCAGTATGTGTTGTGACCGTTTCGAGGAAAAACATTCCAATGTTGAAGGAAATGGAGAGGATTAGAAAAAAACAGATTTAACTTTTTCTTTTCCATATAGTCATTTTGTAAAAAAAGTGTATATTTGCACACGAAAGGAGGGATCCGAAATGTTAGAACTCATAGGAACCATATTATTAGTTTACATAGCATACAAACTTGCGGGCAAGGCTCCTTGGATAGGTGGCGGAAACTCTCTTACTGATCGATAATAAGCCTGTCCCATCCCGTTTTTCATTGTCAGTCTATTTTTGCCGTAAATTTTACAATTTATGGCAAAAGAGGTAAACAAACGTGTAAATGTCTGGTTGAACCAGCAAGGCATAGATAATAATCTTAAATCTATTCGGGCTGCAATAACAAAAACTGCCAACGAACTGAACAAGTTGCCAATCGGTTCTGAAGAGTGGCTGCGCAAATCAGAGAAGTTAAGTAAATTAAAGGGCATCTACTCAGATATCCAAAAGGAAATCGGCGCTACATCACGGGAACTTGATGCGCTAAATAAGCGCACAATGGATCAACTCGTAACCATTGGATCTTTGTCTGCAGCTGCACATGCAGCATCCTCAGTCGTACGCCGTTTCGTCTCCGCGACCCAGGAGTACGTTGATGCCTACGCTTCGCTCGATGACGCGATGACCAATGTGAGCAAATATACCGGTCTTACCCGCGAGGAAGTGAAGCAGCTCAACGAGGAGTTCCAGAAGATGGACACCAGAACTCCAACCGAAAAACTTAACGCCCTGGCTGCCGATGCCGGACGGCTGGGTATTACATCCAAGGAGGCAATCAAAGATTTCGTGGAGGCCGCCGATATCATCAACGTGGCTCTCGGCGAAGACCTTGGTGAAGATGCCGTGAAGAATATCGGCAAGATGGCACAGATGTTCGGCGAGACGGAGACTCTGGGACTACGTGGCGCGATGATCGCCACCGCATCAGCAGTCAACTCGCTGGCACAGTCGTCGTCAGCCTCTGAACCATACATTATGGATTTCACTGCACGGTTGGCCGGTGTGGCCAATACCGCCGGCATCACCCAGGCTCATATTATGGGAATTGCTTCGGCTATGGACCAGAATATGGCGCAGGTGGAAAAGTCGGCCACTGCCGTCCAGAAGGTGATGATGGATATGATGGGCAAGACGGAGAAGTATGCCAGCTTGGTAGGTATGACTGCTGAAGAGTTCCGCAACCTGGTGGACAGCGATATGAACACCGCGTTCCTTACCGTGCTGGACAAACTCAATAGTCTCTCAAGCAGTGGAGGATCCGCATTGGCTGAGACTTTTGCCGAGTTGAAGTTGAAAGGGGCTGGAATACAGGAGACGCTGATGACGTTGGCAAAAAACACCGACCAGCTTCGCGAAGCCCAGCAGTTGGCCACCCAGGCATACGCAGATGGAAACTCCGTCATCAACGAGTACGCTGCTGTTAACAACAACGCAGCCGCACAACTGGAGAAAGCCAAGAAATCAGTGCAGGACGCCAAGGCTGCTTTGGGCGAGGAGTTAATTCCACTTTTAACAAAAGTAACACAAAGCAGTGCATCAGGCTTAAAACTGGCCGCCGAGGCGGTTAAATGGATTTCAGAGCACAAGGCTTTGGTGATAGCACTGGCTGTAGCCTACAATAGGCAGTATATCGCACACATGGCAGAAGTATCAGCAAAAAAACTTTCTGTCAAGTGGGGCGCGATAGAAAAAGCTGGAGAATCTGCCGGTACTGTTGTCACCAATTTGTTTGCTTTAGCCAAAGCGAAACTGGCAAAAAACACGCTCGCTGCGGCAAACGCGCAAAAGGCACTAAAAGTCGCTTTTGCATCTACCCCTTGGGGCGCGATCATTACTGCAGTAACCACACTGGTCGCTGCATTTGCTTTTATGAGAGATAAGACTAATGAAGCGGCTGAAGCCCAGCAGAATTTGGAAGAACAAATCACTCAACAATATAATGCTGAGAAACAAAAAGTTGAAGATCTTCAGAAGATCATCGAAAACGAAAATTCCACCCGGGATCAGAAACTCAAAGCAATCGAAAAACTACACGCTATAATTCCAGAATACGTAGCAAGTCTGGACAAAGAAGGCAAAGTGGTGAATAATAACAAAAACGCCATCAACGACTACCTGGTAGCACTTAAAAACAAAATACGATACCAAAGTCTTGAGAAAGCATTGAACGAGACAGAAAACAAGATTGTTGAAGCCGAAGTAAAAAGTGAAAAAGCTCGGAAAGACTATTTTGCACAAGGATTGGGAGCTGAATTCTGGGACAAAACAAAATCGTTTTTATTTGGAGGATTGTCGAAAGATGCCGTGAGGAAGAACGCAGAAGCAGAACTTCAGGGATTGTACGACATTCGAGCAGGGTATGTCAAGAAAATGGAAGAAATGGATTTGGAGTCGATTGCTGCAACGGGTAAAACCTATCGTGAACTATACAACGATAATTTGCTGTCATTGTTGGACGATGATAATCCACCTGATTCTGGCTCCGGTTCCGGCGACACAGCCGACAAAAAACTGCTTACCAGACGCGAAAATCTCCAAAAGAAACTGCAACAGATGCAGGGAAAGGCACAGTCCGAATCACTTGAAGGCTGGGAGAAAACCAAGCAGGAGATAATCAACAAGTACAAAGAGTGGGAAACAGAAGCCGAAGAAGTATATGGAAAGGATTCCGAATACTTCAGAGAGGTACAGGAATTGAAGCTTCAGGAACTCTCCACCTCCCTTGACAAATACATCAAAACCTTGTCTGACGCCTCGAACAATATGATGACAGAGGCAAAGAAGATGCTTGATGAAAGCAATCCGGACAATAAAGAAACGGCTCTCATCAAGGCCGTATTCGGAGAGCAGCAAAAATGGGATGACAAATTTGTGCAGCTCGAAAAAAACATCGCCAACATCAGGAAAATTCTGGAGGATGACACGCTCCTTCCGGAATCCCAGCAAATGTCGGATGAAGACAAGTCGAAACTTCTTGCAACTCTCAACTCGATGTATGAGCAGGAAGGACAGTTGGTGAAAGACAATGCCACGGCAATCTCCAACATCATCAAACAACACACGAAATCCGACACCGATTTCATCTCGGCGAAAGAAAAGGAACTTTCTCGCGCCAGAATGAACGAGCATGATCGCCGTGTGGCAGAAATCAATGAGGAATACAATCTCAAAATCGAGGCGAAGAGGAAAGAGATCGAGACTCTCAAGAAATTGCTGAAGAATAATCCCGAAAACGCCGCCCGGATCGAGGAACTGGAAAAGATCATTGAACAGCTGAAGGAACTGCAAGCCCAGGAAACAGCTTCCGTACCCAAAACATCCGGTTCCAAGTCCATCTGGCAGCAGCTCGCCGAGTTCGACTGGAGCAAGTTAAAAGACAACTGGCAGGAAGCCCTCAGTCTCATGACACAGGGCCTGCAGGAATTCGCCAACACCGCTTTCGACATCTACAATTCCATCGCCCAGATCCAGGACAACATGATGGAGGCCGAGCTGCAGAAAGCCCAGGAAACCTACGACGCCAAATCCGCCGCCCTCCAAAAGCAACTCAACAGCGGGGTCATCTCCCAGAAGTACTACGATGCCAAAATGGCGAAACTGCAGGAGGAAAAGGAGAAGAAGGAGAAGAAACTGAAACACGAACAGTTCGAGCGTGACAAGACCGCAAGCATCATCCAAGCAATCATCAACGGTGCCTTGGCCATCTCCAATGTCTGGTCAACAAATGCCGGAATGCCGATACTTGCCGCCGTACTTACTGCCGTGACAGCGGCCACCACGGCGCTGCAGGTCGCCGCCATCGCATCCCAGCCGAATCCGTACGCCAAGGGTAGCTATATCAGAGGCCCGCAGATTGCACTCATGGGCGAGGAAGGCGACGAATGGGTGGCCAGCAACAAACTGTTGCGTGACAAAAAGACCGCCGGCATCATTGAAACCCTCGACCAATACCAGAAGGGAAACAGAAATGCGCTGACCGATTTGGCCTTCGCCGTACCTTCACCGAAAATCCTGTCCCACACCACACCGGGACAGATGCGTAATTTTGCACCGTCAAACACCACTATAAACAACTACACGAGCAATGACAGTTCAGAACTGCTCAAGGAGACGCGCCTGCTGCGCAAATACCTTGAGGACCCGCGCAACCGCCAAGCGGTCATCAACCGCAACGTGCTACTCCGGTACGAAGAACTCGAAAACTCGGTGAAGGACATGGCCAGATTATAATAAAGAATAATATGCAACTCCAGACGACACCGTTCCCGATCGACCTCCTCCGCAACAACCCGGAGTGGGTCATCCGCACCTCCCCCAACAGGTACGAAGGAGTGCGCTTCCACCGCATATACAACGTTGCGTCACTCACGGCCGGCACCGTTCTCATAGAGACACCGCACGGCAGCGTGTCACTCACAGTGACCGCAAGCGCCCGAGACAACCGCGCAGACGAGATCGCCACGGCGGCAACACCGGCAGCGGCATACGAACAGTTATTGCTCAAAGTCGTTTACCACCACATGCTGCGGCAGCACTACGACATAAAGGCAAGGTACGCAAGCGGCGAATGCATGCTGGAGTTCAAGGCGCTGGAGCCGGTGAGCGGCGACAACGTGGCCGTCACCAGCAGCGGCAACATGTACGACATCACCGTGCGCGCCACACTCGGCAAAGGACGCAGCGCGACACCAAAAGACGGATACCGCATCCTGGCCCGCTTCGAGCTTGCCGACGGAACACTCACACCTGAACTGTACCTGGACAACAGCGACGGCACAGTGCGTGCCGGGACCACAATGCTGGCCGCATACATACCCAAAACCGGAATACCGAGGGCGAACGAGCAGTTCGCAGCGATACCGTGCCCGGAGCACATGCTATCAGCCCGCCTGTTGTACGCGGAGTCCTATGAGGGCGCCACAGGCGTGGTGAAGCTGTCTCCATGGGTGACTCTGCTCAACGCCAAGGTCGTCCATGAGGACTTCCTAAACAACCGGGGCGACTGGAAAAGCGCGGACACACTGAAGCTGTGGAGGAAAAACGACATCGACATCCACGGACAGGACAACGGAGATACCGTCCGCACGGACACGGACACGGAACAATACCTGTACATCAGCAACCTCACGGGATCCGTAATCCAGAAGACGGCCACGGTGACCGTTACAGACGAAACAGGCCCGACAGCCGTCACTGCGGAACTGTCGTTTCCGGCCATGAGTGTCTGCCGCATACCATGCGGATGGAAGGCCGTGAACGGCATCTTCCAGGACCGAAGGAACACTCCCGTGAAATGGCAAGTCTCCATACCGGCGGGAACAGGAGCGATAACCAGGACATTCCTGGCGCAACCGCGCCAATACGGTGCGGTGACAGCGCTGCTTCTGAACAGATGCAACCTGTATGAGACCATGGTGTTCCAAACCGTAGCAGAAGAGACCAAAAACGAAGTCCAGAGACTGGAGACAGGCAGCGGCACCGTCAACCTCACGGAGACACAGACGGACACGCTGGTCCTGCGCACCGGAAAACGCACGGCAAAGGACATAGCGCTGCTGAAAGAGGCACTGTCGAATGCAGACAACCTGATACTGGAAGGCGACAACGCATGGCGCATTTCCTTCGAACAGGCATCGCTTACTCTATCAGACACAGACAAGGATCTCATGGAAGCAGAAGTGAGGGCGGTGAGAAGGGAAAGGGTGAACCGCACGGCGGCCCAGACAGGAGGAATTACGGCACTTGAAGATACATCCATCGCAGAACACGACACGGAATTCATAACAACGTAAAAAAACAAAATCATGGCAATCACAAAGAAAATCAAAACCATCCTCTTGGCAATAGCCGGAGCCATCATCCTGCTGAACACAATCCTGTGCGGCACCATAGGGGCGAAGAATCGCAACATCAAGGCATACAAGGCAACAATAGCCGAACAGGAGCAGACTATCAGGGAGCAGAAGGAACTCATCGTGAAGCTCGCTGGCATGGAAGCCGTGCACTGCGAGGTGACCATCACCGTGAAGAACACGGCCGTCATGGGCTCGACGAAAAGCAGCGAGATAAACCAGGACGCGAAGCAGGTGGCACTGTACCTGCGAGGGGAGATCCTGGAAGCTCTCGAGGAATCGCAAAGAAACACACAGAACAACACCGGAAAAAAATAGCACCATGGCAGAGATACAGACAATAGAACTCGGCATAACATCGGCCCAGCTGGTAGCGAAAATCAACGAGATCATAGCGGCGGTGAACGCCATCCAACCGACGACATCCTATGAGGACCTTGAAAACAAGCCCTCCATAAACGGGGTGACTCTCTCCGGAAACAAGAGCACGGCACAACTGCTGGTTGCTCTGTCCGGAGCCACAGACTACGCCGCCCTGCTGGCAACGCTGGCAACAAAATTATACGCCGACGGAGCGTCCGCTGCGGCGGTAACAGCAGCTGAAACGGCGGTCGCATCCGCACTCAGCGGAAAACTCGACGCGGACATATCAAAAATCAACGAGGTAAACTACGTGGCAGACGGCGGATATGTACTGGTGTTTGCAGGCGGCAAATACGTGAAAATGCCGCTGAAGGACCTCGCTGCATACACTGAAATCAAGATGGAAGGGGCAAAGACGGCAATCGACAAAGGCATATCGTCGCAGCGCAAATACATAGCGCTGTCAGGTGCCCAGAACGGCAGCAACACGGCATACACGACAGAAACCGGATTCGTACCCGGAACAACGCTACTGTTCCTGAACGGACAGACGCTGACCGAGGGCAAGGACTATACGGAAGTGTCATCATACCAGATTATGATGCTCACGCACGTGCCATTAGCCACCGATACGATAACGCTCATGGGCATACCGCTGACAGACTAAACACGACCGTAAACCATAACAATATAATATAACACAACAAAATGGGAAAGACACAAATCAGAAAAGAGCAGCTGCTACTCACCGACTTCCTCAAAAACCTGGCCACCAACAGCGCGGAGTGGTCAAGCACGGACATAGCCCCGTCCGCGGCGGCAGTCCTGGCGAAAATCCAGGAGGCGGCGGCAAGAGTGTTCCAGAACAGGGGCGCATGGTCGGTCGCGGCGACAGACGCCGCAGGAGACGGCATACACAACGGCTACATCTACACATACGCCAGCGACACGAACGGCAGCATCGGAACGGGCAACGACCAGGTGACACTGGAGAAAGGAGACATACTGATAGCCTGCACGGACGACGCCGACATCACGGACCCGGACGACTGGGTGATTATCAACTTCAATCTCACCGGAGCTGTCACGGAAGCGACACTGGTCTCCGCACTGCAGGGCAAAATAGTGGCAGGGCCCAACATCACCTTGACAGTACAGCCAGCCGGGAGCCCCGACGCAGGCAAGCTGAGAATCTCGGCAGCGGACACTTACCCGACCATACCAAACGGCGGAGGACAGAACGGCAAGTACATAAGTGCCCTCTCAATATCAAACGGCGTCATCGCCGTGACATACACCGACCTGCCGGAAGTCCCAAACTACAAGAGGCATACCATATTCGGCGAAACGCCGACCGGCACAATGAACGGCACAAACAGGGTGTTCGTGACACAGGAAGATGCACTGGAAGCGGACCGCATCGCGGTATTCGTCAACGGCGTGCGCCAGAAGGCCGGGAGCGGCAACGACTACACGGCCACCATCCCGAGTTCGGGAGACAATGAGCATAAATGTGTCATAACGTTCGAGACAACGGCATATATCCCGCAATCGGGAGACAGCCTCCTTGTGGACTACTTAACCAAGGAAGAAGTGATACCGGCCGTGAACGCAGAATAATCCCAATGACTGGACATGGACACAAAGGTTGATTTCGGACAGGTCAAGAACAAGACGCTCAACGGACTGGACGACGTGAACGCTCCGTCTCCCGGCAACGGTTACGCGCTGATATGGGACTCCGCCACACAGAAATGGGTGCCGGGGGCCGTGTCCGGGGGCGGTGGCGGAGGAGGCTCCCTGACCGTGACGGACGACGGCAACGGAAACATATCGGTGTCTTCATCCTCCATGTCGGTCAGCGACGACGGCAACGGAAACATAACAATAAGCTTCTAATAGGATATGCCAACAAGCGAATATTTAAACACACTGACAATCAACAGCAATGGGCCTTTCAAGATAAAGAACCCGCTGCCCGTGAACTTCACGCAATCAAACAACACAATCACTTGCGACAAGACAGTAGCAGAAATCATCGCCGCACTGGAGGCGGGGAGACAGGCAATCACATTCGTCTCCGCGGCAAACATAGGATACGTGATGGCCGAGGCCAAAATTTACACGCAGGACAGCAGCAGCATGTCCGTGACGTTCATCTTCAATCTCGGAATATACTATATATCGATAGAAGGAAGCAGCGAATTGGAAAACGGCTCATGGACAAACGACACCTGGACTATCGAGAATAAGACTGCAGGACTGAACGACATAAATGGAGTAACCCTGACAAGCCCGGCATCAGGCCAGGTGCTGACCTATAACGGCTCCAGCTGGGTGAACGGCACGCCATCCGCAGCAGGGCGCGACATCACGCACATGAGGGATATAGAGGCAACAAGTTCAGGAAGTGTGTCCTTGACATTCGAAAATGCTGCGAACTCGGCGTTCATCACCTTGCCATCAACACTCAGCATAAACGCCTTGAGTCTGGAAATTACATGCAGCAACAGATCCGAAAACTACATCTGGATCGAGAACAAGACAAACGCGGATGTGAATGTATTGCTCTCCAGCTTGAATCACGGGACCGGCACGATCTATATCGGATATTATCCAGATGGCGGATTCAAAGTCCCGACGGGCAAGACGTGCGAGATCGGTTTCATAATAAACCAGAATGGCTCGGGATACTACAGGATCATAGTAACTTCGGTGAACTATCTGGTCGGAAACGTGCAATAAGCAAAATCAAAACAATATGGCAAAAACGGAAGAGAAATACTATTACTTCAAGATACGGGCGACAGGAGGACAACCTTATGAAACAATCGTGACAGCAATCCCAATAAGCGCAATCCTCAGCCGTATATACGTGGAAATGACCGACGAACAGCGTGATTTTTACCTTGCAAATCCAGACGCCTCTGTCACGGAGGTATGGAACTGCGAGCTTGAGCCGCCGTACGTGCCACCGGCTCAGGATGTGCAGGCTTACGCCGCACAGAAAGTGGCGGAATTGAAGCAGGCCAGCTATGACTCCGTGAGTGTTGACGACATGGAATGTGCGATGGCGAATGCCGTGCTTGCAGGTACTGCTATTGCTTATTCCGGTGACAGATATTATGATACGGCAGAAGCAAAGGCTGTAATGAAAACCTTCATGGATGAATCAGCTCACGCAAAGCGGGTGTTTGACACATACAGGCCGATGATCGAGGCGGCAAGCACTAAAAAGATTATAGATGATTTGTATGACGAGGCAACAGGAAAGTTATGAGACGGGAACACGACATATCACAGCCTTCAATACCATCACCAACTTTGTGGCTGGAGTTCAACGGAAATGCCTCCGACAGTTCCGCGAACAACTACACCCCGTACTATCTTGGCAATTACTCGCTGTCATATCAAAACAATACGGCTTTGATCGGGGCAGCAAGCAAAGGTCCGTACTATGCAATAGACAAATACACAGGCACCGAAGACTTCTCCATTTACTTCAGAATCTATGTGACAGAGAACATCAACAGTGTGCTGGCGATGATAGCCAATGCATACAAGAACAATCAGGAGGAGATGTACCTGGCATATAACGGCGGGCAGCTTTGGTTTTTCAATAACCCGCAGAATGTTGGAATTTGGCCCGGCATAACACCGGTGATAAACGACTGGCAGGAAATTTTGATTTTCCGTAAAAACGGAGTACTTTACTTCTACGAGAACGGTGTGCAGGTTTACAGCACTCCTTACAACTATCAGATAATAAGGTCCGGAACGACAGGAATGAGTGTCGGTAATGCAAAAAACCAGAGACCAAATGAGCGGAACTTTCGAGGATACATCGACGAGTTCAAATATTGGCATAATATCGCTATAATATGAGGAGAGAGCATTGTGTAAAATCAAGTCTTACGCCACTGCAATACATTGAATCATCAGGCTCACAATGGATTGACACAGGGGTGAAACTGAACCAAAACTCACGTGTCGTGTGCAAGTATATAATTACAGCATATCAGACAGCTATAAGGCATGGTTCTGGACCTTTCGGAGCAAGAGCCGGATATCTTAACAATGTATTCGGTGTATATTCAATCGTCAACAATGTACGTCAGTTTTCCGTATATTATGGCCAGGAAGAGCAGAATTTCTTTATCAATAGTCTACAGGGAAAGACAATCAATCTTGATGCCAACAAGAATGTATGGAATTTCACGGTAGGTACTACTAATTACAGCAAGACATTCAGTTCCCAGACATTCCAGAACCAAGGCAATCTTTATTTGTTCAAATGGGATTATTGGGAAGAACATCCTAACAACAATGGAATTGACCCAGACCTTACAGACGGAGGCATAAGAATGCTTGAGTGCGACATATACGACAACGGAACAAAAATAAGGCAATACAGGCCTAATCTTAATGGCAATGAAGCAGGACTTTTCGACGAAATCAACAACGTATTTTATGGAAATAGCGGAACAGAACAATTTTTATATGCATAATATGGACAATACAATACAACAAACAAAAGTAAGCCCATTATTGCTTGCGCTGCTTTGCGCGATTCTGTTGATGGGTATTGCATACCTGCACACACATCATGTCACCAAGCCCGTGACAATACCGCAGGCGGTGGAGCTTAGGTGGGCAGCAGATACAGCGTGGGGCAACTGGTAAAGTCAAGAGAAATGATAGAGATACGAGTCAACGGTAAAAAACTGTCGCTGTACAGCGACACGACCCTCACACTGGAGGCCAACAACGCGCTGTTCTCTTCACCGGACATTGAAGGGGACTTCTCATACCCGTTCGAGTTGCCGATAGAAGGCAACGAGATCGCGCTCGATTTCGCGCACCTGCCGTGGAGGGGAGGCCACTGCCGCGTACAATGCACGCTGTCAGCAGACGGAGTTTTCCAAACAGGAGGAGAACTGCTGCTACAGAAAGCAGGCAGGAACAGCATAACGGCGGCGGTCATAATAACGCCATATCCGGAAGGGTTCGGGAAAAGGAAACTGACGGAAAACAGCGATGAAGAGATAACAATCTCCCACAACATGGCCACACACAGGGAGGACTGGCGGCAGTTCCTCAAGGACAGCCTTGCACCGGAGTCGGACATCAAGTTCGCTCCGTTTTTCAACGACGACGGCTACGGCAGCGAGAACGAAGACTTCGGAAACTGGAACGGCCACAAGGTTCTTGCAACGGTGAATCCGGTATTCACGGACAGCCAAGGAAATCTCCTGCAGATAGCGTACCCGATGCTGGCCAGAACGGAATGCGAGAGGTTCGCACTCAAGGACAACGACGAGAACAACACACAATACTGGGAAAGGAACCAGCTGGCCATGTGCCCCCAAATCAGACTGTCCAGGATTCTGGAGATATGGTGCAAGAATGCGGGGTACCGGTTCAGAGGGAATCTCGGCACGGACCTGAAAGACACATTCATACAGACAACACTCTCTCTGGACGGCACAACAGCACAATACGAGGAAGATACAGTGGAATTCTCGGCGCGCTGCACCACGTTCACGCACCCGGGAAGCGAAGATGGCGTGAAAATGGGGAAATGGTGGATGGCCGGGGAAAGCGCAAACGCAGGATATGTAGCAAACGGATCAGCGACACTGAACAGCGGATGGTGGACGGTAGAGGTGAAAGCCTCACTGGAGAAACCTTCGGACGAGACTTTCATACTCAATAGTAAATGGGCAAAATGGCTGGAGCTGGCGGGCGCGTTCATGCTCGGGGGCGGTTCTATACCTGTGCCCGGCGCAGACCTTACGGCACTGATCATAGCACAACTCGGCAGCGACTACTACGAATTCAGCGAAGCGGAGATACACTTCGTCATATACAAAGGCAACCACACGCCCAAACAACTCGACGACGAGGCTGAAGGGGATGTTTTAAAGCACCTGACTTTCCCTGCAGCAAGCGGCATATCCCTGAACTTCGCGACAAACATACTCGTGACAGGTGACTTCGCGGGCATACCTCTGAACATAACGACATACGTCAAAACAGGAGGAATCACCCACGACAACGACATCAAATTCGCACTGGTTGACAGGGGAAGCATCGAAAGGATAAGGTTCAGAAAGCGCAGCGCGGACACGATACCAGCAGGGCTCAACATCTGGAGGAAATCTTTCAACATACCGGAGCTGTGCCCGGACACGACGAACAGCGCACTGCTCAAGACATGCCTGGACACATTCGGGCTTTGCTATTTCCCGTCAAAATCAAAAAGGGAGGCCGAGTTCGTCCCCTACGCCGTGATAAGGAACGCCAAGGCGATAGACCTCACAGAATACGAGCTGCTGGACGAGACGGAGATATCCGAACCGGAGAAGCCGACGCGCACATTCAGGCTGAAACCGCTCAAAGAAGAGTCGTACAGCGAGAAACTGAGGCTTGAGGATACGTATGACGAGCTGCCGGAGGCAATCGACCATACGGGAAAGACTATCATGATGATCAGCAGGAACACGCTGTACAAGTCGGTGGCCGCGGAATGCGAAGACGATGCGTGGAAACCGGAATGGGAGGAACTGTCAGGAAACCCTGACAAACTGAAAGTGCCCGGTGAAGACACCGGTGAAGAGAGTCTGGAACCTGCAGTGGCAGTCCCGCACCAAAGATGGTGGATGAGTGACAGCAACACAGGAAGGGAGTACCAGCACGCCGTGGCAGACTTCACAATAGGTTCGGACATGTTCAATCCGGACGAAAGGTCATCTGAACTGATACTGACACAATACAGGGGGAAAGAGACGATCAATCATGAAAGAAGGATAATACAGGAAGTGGCGGCATGGGATGCGTTTGCGTCGGTGCACGATGTCATGCTCCCGGTTTACGGCAAGGAATTCTCACTCACGGCAAAAGGCGAAAACTCTCTCGGCGAAAAGTATGTAAAGCCGGTACTTGAGCTGAAAAACCACACACAACTTACCTACAAACTGCGTGTGCCGTACGCCATGATACAGACCATTGACGCCCTGCTCCGCCCGCAAGAGAAGGATCCGCAGAACCAGACCAGGTTCATCATGATCAGGAACGTACGCAGCATTCCCCAAAAGATAACATTCCAGATCGAAAATAACGACATATCAGGCACCGTGCTGTGCCAGATAGAATCCGTCAGAACCTGAGATTGTTGAACTCCAGTATTTTCTTTGCACTGCTTTTATGTGTATAGCGTTCCGTCATCTCCAAAGAATGGTGGTCTGCGAGTTCCTTAACATACTTGGCTGGCACACCTGCCTCAAGCATCTCCGTGATCCCAGTATCTTTTAATGAGTAGAATTGGTATGACTCCGGCAATCCGAGAGCGTTCCGCATCTCCTTCCACTTTTCCGCGATGCGAGTGGGAGCGGTTGCCCGTTGCCCGGGTGCATATGTTTTCGGATCAGAGAAAATGAACCAGTCTTCCGGAAGATTACGAAGCGTGGTGAAGTAACCCATTATTTCATCAGGCACGCCAAGAATCCGGTCGCAGTGATTCTTGGCCACTGACGAAGGAATTGTCAGCAGACTGTTGTCAAAGTCGATGTTCCGGATCCTAAGCAGCATGATCTCCTTCGGCCTTATGAAAAGCCGGTAGCACAGCAACATCACATATATATATAATGGCACGCGCTCATCGAACCACAAGCGTATTCTTTCCCTGTCTGACGGAGGAATGACAGTACGTGTTTTCCTGTCAACACGGCGTTTCGGAAGATTGGCGGCCGGATTATCCTTTATATACCCGCGTTCGACAAAGAAGTCAAAAAGCAGGTAGAGGAACGCAACATAATTGTTGTATGTCTTATTGGTGAGCGGACCATTAAGGTCGGTATATTCCATATAGCGGAGCAAGTGCTCCCTTGTTATCTGGAAACAGAACTTACCGTCAAGGTGGTTGTCGGACAGGTATTTCATAAGTATGGAGCAGAACGAGCGGTACGACTTCATCGAAGAGGCGCGAACTGTCCGGCTCTTGTCATCAAGGAATTTTCCGACGCACTGCGAAACGGTTAACGCCTTGGCCGAAAGCGCCTCTGCAAACGGATTCCAACCAGCCCATAACTTTTCATCTATGGCGTGGCAAAGCAGCCTCGCGTAGCGGTCCCTGTCGGCCGTTTTGCGGATGTGGTTCACGCGCACTTTCACACGCTGCAGCTTTTCAGTCTCTGGATTAAGGGCATAGAAGTAAACGAAGCAGTCCTTCCCTTTGTGGTAAGAACACGGGCGAAAACTCAAGTAAGGAACAGACATATTTTTTTTTCCTTTCTATGTTTTTCGCATTGGAAAGGAAGTTAAACCTACTGTCTCATTTTTGTATCAGCAAAAACGCCGAAAACCATACATAGTTTTGATTTTCAGCGTTTTATGTGCTTATTGGTAGCGAGTAGGAGATTTTTTGAACTCGCTATGAGATTTTCAACTTCCTTTATATCAATGCTTTTCATTTTTGATTTTTACTGTTTTTTGGGCTTTTTTGTCTCGTTTTTGTATCAGTCACTACGAGATTAACGCTACGAAACACAGTGTTTTACAATTATTATTTAACATTCTTTAACGCTGAATTTTACTGATTTTTAGCCAGATTAGGTCCATTTTTTATTACTTTTGTACCCGTATGAGTACACAATCCTTAACTATTATTGCCCTTGTGGCAATCCTGCTCGCAGTAGTCATAGCATCCTTTATAAATTCCATGGCATTATCACGAGCCGCAAGACGGAAAGGAGCCGTTATCCCGAAAAGGATGCCTCCAAGGCCTGCTCCAATACCACTCGATTTGAGAGAAAAGCTCACGCATCACGAGCCTCCATCTGAAGATCGTTTTTTGGGCGGCTTGGGTGCCGGACGGGGCGGATTGTGTGCCGGAATAACGACACCTTCTTGTACCAATTCTTTCTTTTTTCCCATATCAGATAGATTTGAAAACATTGTTAACATATCGGTCGGCTTCGGCGACGGCCTCCGCCTCGATGCGCCGGCGGTTACGGTGAAGGAATCGGTTGACGGATGCCTCCACGCCAGTAACAGAACTGTGAAAACGGTAGAATTCCGCCTCTGCAGATTCAGGGGAGACGGTGCCGGAATAAAGATGAGCGTACAGCCGCTCCAGCGAGGATACATACTCCGTATAGAAAGAAACGACCTTGGAGATGGCAGAGAGATCTTCCTCTCGCGGCACAACGGCAGGCACACAGCAGGCAACGATAGACAACGCTGCCGTAATAATGGCAGAAAGAAATGTCACCACCGGACAGAAAGAGTAGCTGGCAGCACCAGTGACTGAAACCAACACAATGATAATATCCAGGATATTGCGAACACGACTGCGCTTGGCAAGGAAGTGTGAAAGATAAACCTCCTTCAACTTCGCATCATAAATCTCGAACCATATACGGTCGTATAATATCGGATTGTCCATAATCAATCATGCTTACTTAAATTGCTCACTATGTTGAGCAGTTCCTTTATCTGCGCGTCCTTCTCCTTTATCTGCGCGTCCTTCTCCTTGATCCTCTCATCCAATACCTCGATCTGCGCCCGCAACACATCAGGACTGTCACTGTAGTACTGACGGTTGTCGATGTTGGAATTATTGTTACCAACAACATTCGCCGCGCCTGTCACGATAGAAATCGGAGAAGTTGACGGGTCTGTTACGCGAAACCGCTCAAATATTAACTTTACAATTTTGTCGTCTATAACCTCTTGTTTGCACCAAGTCGATATCGTTTGGCGCGAAACATCGAAGATTTTTGCAGCATCTTCTTGACGCAAACCATTCAATTTAAGCAGCTGTTTAAATTCTTTTCCGTTCATAATCAATAAGTTAAAATTAAATGTGAAAAAATGTTACAATTTTGTCTTGACAAATTAGAAATAATGTCTATTTTTGCACATCTAAATTATCAAAATAACAATGGCAATTATAAAAAATAAAAAGAAGAAAATCAACACCCCGATAATAACGACGGAGGAGGCAGCCGTGATTGCTGCCAAAACGGGCTACTCCATCTCGGGTGTGCAGCGCATCGTGCGCAGTCGGAGCGCCAATCCCAGACACCGCCATGTGCAGGACCTGTATGCCAAGGTGCTCCACCTGCGCTCGCTCCACGAGGAGAACTACCAGGAGGACATGAAAAGACTGTAACCATCAAGACCGGGCAACATGGGGACCACATACAGATACCTCGACTACTTCGCCGGCGTGTACCGGAAATGCCGCTGCCGTATGCTCAAACAGAACGGGAAGACCGCCGTCATCCAGCTCACCGAGTTCGGCCCGAAGGGCAAACCACCCGGCACCGTCATGCGGGTACACATGAAGTCACTTGACTGGAAGCGCATCGTGGACCACACCGAACTGTCGTGGCACCAATACACGGACATATAACAACAAAAACACACAGATATGGAAAAAACCGAAAAAAGAATGACAGCAGAAGAGCTGCACGACCGCGAACTCACCGCGGCCATCGACCGCTACCAGACAAGGATGCTGGTGAAACTTGACAAGGAGAACGCCCGGCTTAGACTCGCCCTCATGCTGACGGGCGGAGGGCTTCTGCTCATAGCCGTGATTGCCGGATACTCCCTCATGTTCCCCCTGTTCTGACCGCCATGGCAGCCAAGGAATACACCATCCGCGACCTGGAACTGGAGGCGTGGCGCTACGCCGAGCAGGACTGGCGCGTGACCGCCGGGCACCGGCAGAAGCTGACGCGCAAGGACGCGATGCGCATCGCATACTACGACGGGCTCCTGCGCGGGATGCGGATAAGGGAGGAGATTTCAAGCCAAAACTGCCAACCGCCGGCAGTATAAGCAAGGCGGACGCTCTTTTATTCATACCATTAGGTTAAAAGTTTTTAGCAGGCGGGGCTGTCCACGCTCCGCCCTCCCGGAGAAGATAGGCGGTTAAACGGATAGGCCGCAAATATACTCAGCAGGATGAATCTACCGGTGTGCCATCACGCCCACCAACCACGCCCACGAATCAGACGGGGTTCCACCGGATATGTTGGAATTAAAAGCCCTGCGCATATCCGCCCGTCCGCGTTCAAAAAAAAGCCTCGACATCCTGTGAACGGAAATCTGGACATTACCGGGTTCGACTCCCGGCTTCTCCTCCATGCCTGCGATAGGCCTCCAAACGGATAAGAGGCAGCACAATTAACGATTGTTTATTTCAAAATGACCATTAGGCGGTCCGACTCCGCCCGCAGGCACTGACAATAATACCCTTACCAATGACTGACAAGAAGATATACATTGCCGGCAAGGTGTCCGGCGAGGAACACGGCAAAGTGTTCATCAAGTTCATGGCCGCCGAGTCGCGGCTGAAGATGCAGGGCTGGGAGCCCGTGAACCCCATCCGGTTCTGCGGTTCCGAATGGCCTTGGGCCGACTGCATGAAGGCCTGCATCACCCGCATGATGGAGTGTGACGCCATCTATATGCTCAAGGACTGGAAGTATAGCCGGGGCGCGCGCCTGGAGCACTTCATTGCGCTGAAACTCGGGATGCGGATCATAAAGGAAGGAGGCGGAAGATGAAAGGGGTCAAGTTGCTCTATATAGATTTGTTCTGCGGAGCCGGAGGAACCACCACGGGCATCGAGAAGGCACGAATCCACGGCGCCAAATGTGCCAAGGTGATCGCCTGCGTGAACCACGATCCGAACGCCATCGAATCCCATCGGGCAAATCACCCCGGAAGCGTCCACTTTACGGAGGACATCCGCACACTGGACATTCGTCCGCTGCAGTTGATAAAACAGAAAGCAATGACCGAAAATCCTGGATCCAAAACAGTGTTGTGGGCAAGTCTCGAATGCACGAACTTCTCCAAGGCCAAAGGCGGGCAGCCGAGGGATGCCGATAGCAGGACCCTTGCGGAACATCTCTTCCGATACATAGAGTCTCTTAATCCAGACTACATCTGCATAGAGAATGTTGAAGAGTTCATGTCATGGGGTGATCTGGACGAAAACGGCAAGCCTGTAAGCCGGCACAAGGGATGCAAATACCTGCAATGGGTTTGCCAGATAAGAGATTACGGTTATAATTACGAATGGCGAATGCTGAATGCCGCAGACTTTGGCGCCTATACGAGCCGCAACAGACTGTTCGGCATCTTCGCCAAACAAGGACTTCCTATCGCATTCCCTTTGGCCAGATACAGCAGGAACGGCATGACAGAAAGCAACCTGTTCGGAATCAGATACAAGAAATGGAAACCCGTCATGGAAGTGCTCGATCTGGAAGACGACGGAGAGAGCATCTTCGGCAGGAAGAAACCGCTGGTGGAGAAAACGCTGAGAAGAATATACGCCGGACTGGTGAAGTTTGTGGCCGGAGGCGAGAAAGCGTTTCTAATCAAATGGAACTCGATGAAAAATGGAAAATATGCCGCACCTCCCATTGACGAGCCCTGCCCGACGGTAACGGTGCAGAACAGGCTGGGGGTTGCCCAGTGCCGTTTTTTGAGCAAGCAGTTCAGCGGGGACGACAGCAGCAAGAACATCAGCGTGGATGGCCCTGCCGGAACCGTCACCACCAGGGACCACCACGCGCTGATCACCTACTACGGCAACGGTCAGCCGGTATCCATTGACCGTCCGGCCCCTACCCTCACCACCAAGGACACTATGGCCAAGGTGACGTTCATCGCCAACGAGTACAGCGCCGGCGGGCAGATTTGCGGCATTGACAGCGCAAGTCCGGCAATACTGACCACGCCAAAACAGAAGATTGTATCCTGTTTTCTGATGAACCCGCAATACAGATCTGCCGGATCATCAGTTGAAAACCCCTGCTTCACGCTGATTGCCAAGATGGACAAGAGGCCTCCCTATCTGGTCACGACCAAGAATGGCATCGGAATTGAGATATATAACACGGACAGCGAGATGACGGTGAAGATCAAGGAGTTCATGTCCTTGTATGGCATCATCGACATCCGGATGCGGATGCTGAAGATTTCGGAACTGAAGGCCATTATGGGATTCCCAAAAGAGTATGTTCTGAAGGGAACGCAGTCGGAGCAGAAGAAGTACATCGGCAATGCCGTGGAAGTGAATATGAGCCGGTGCCTGTGCGAGGCGCTGGCGGAAGCGAATTAGAAAACGGAATTATGAATGAAGTACTAACCGTAAGACAACCTTACGCCCTGATGCTGGTATCAGGGCAGAAGCATCACGAGTTCAGGAGCTGGGCTCTTCCGATAAGGAATCGCCATACCGCCATAATGATCCACGCTGCAGCAAAGGACGCAGACGAAATCATCGGCTGCAGTTCCGTGGAATTTGAAGCCAACCTGAAATTGGCCAAAGAAGAAAACCTCTACAGCGCCATTATCGGGGAAGTAATATTCGGAGAGCCGCGAAAGATGAAGGATGGCGGGTATGCCTGGCCGGTACTCAAAGCAAAAAAGTTTAATCAACCAATACGGGGTGTGAAAGGGAAACTTGGAATATGGAATTGGAATTTTGAACAACAATCAAATCAATAATCTTATGGAAATCATCGCAACATTGGAAGAGACCTCGCCGGTGGTGGAGGGCGTAAGCCAGAAAACCGGTAACCCTTGGAAGAAAACGGAAGTGGTCGTCAGCACGGGCGGCGACTGGCCAAGGAAGATCGCCCTACAGGCGTTCAACGAGATGTGCGACAAAGCCAGGGCCATCCGCCCGGGTTCTGCCGTCAAGGTGCGTTTCGACATCAGTGCCCGCAAATGGGAGAAGGACGGCCGCTCCAGCTGGCAGAATGACATCACCCTCCGCTCAATCTACAACCTGGAACAGCAGCCATTGGTGACACCGCAAGCGCAACCCGGACAATCCTTCGCCGCGCAGACGAATACCGCCACGCCACCGCCCGTGACTGAGACTTCAACCGCAGATTTCCAATTCTAAGAGCAATGACATGGACAATCAACACCAAATTCAACCCGGGCGACCGCGTGTGGATGCCCGACGGCAACGGCGGCAAGATGAAAGGACGCGTGGCAGGCATTACCCTGATACAAGCGAACCTGACGCAACCGCCGGACAAAACCTTGTTACAGTCGCTCAACTACCGCTGCGTGGACATCAACGGCGGCACATTCTATTTCCACGAATACCAGCTAACAGAGAGAAATTTATAGGAAACACATACTTGGCATAACAAACATGATACCGGAACAAACCATTGAATCTATACTCCAGGCATCGCCCATCACCGATGTGGTGGAAAGGCGCGGCGTGAAACTGCGCAGGAGCGGCAGCAACTACAAGTGCTGCTGTCCATTCCACGACGACAAGACCCCCTCCATGATCGTGTGGCCAGCCACGGGCAGGTGGAAATGCTTCGGATGCGGCAAAGGCGGTGACGCCATCAGTTTCGCGATGGAGAAAAACAACCTGTCCTATATAGAGGCTGTCAGGGAACTCGCCCGTGATGCGAACATCACCATCGAAGACCGGAAGACATCTCCGGAGGAACAGAGGCACCAGGAAAGGAAGCAGCGTCTGTACGGACTCAACGAGTCAGCCGCCGCTTTTTTCCAGTCAAGACTTTCCGGACACGCGCTGGACTATGCGCTTGGACGGTGGAAAGACACCACCCTCGGTCTGTTCCGCATCGGGTTCGCACCGGATGGTTGGCACGATCTCTACGACCATCTCAAGAAGAACGGATTCTCAGACAGTGAGATTCTGGCCGCCGGACTCGTAAAGAAAAACAACAGGGGCGGATACTACGATTTCTACCGCAACCGCCTCATGTTCCCGGTGTTCAACCGGGTGAACAGGATTGTCGGCTTCTCAGGGCGGGACCTTTCCGGCAAGGAGGATGTGGCCAAGTACATCAACTCGCCCGACACCGACATCTACCACAAAGGCGAGGAACTGTTCGGCATGAACCTCGCCATCCAGTCGATCCGGAAATACGATG